GCTATTGCTGGAGCTGCATTTACTTTGTTTCTATCTACTCCTACAACAGGATTTCCTACAGCTATTGCCAAGGATGCTGTTGCTTCAAAAATACCATTAGTCCAGCAAGAAATAGATGTGCTCCCATCACTGGCTTTTTTCTCCATAGAAGCTACTCCTGCACATGCCTGTAACGCTGCTGTCTTGGCAGTTACAGTTCTTGGGTCTGTTAATTGCAATAATTGTCCTTTAGAAACAGCTGTGCCATCAGCAATAGTATATCTTCTTGGCTCCCCATCATTATTTGCCCCATATAATTCAACCTTTGTCCATTCATTAGCCATAAATAACTACTATAATTCTATTTCTCTACTTTAAATAATTTGCTGTTTCTGAGTTCTTTTGCTAAAGCATTATGTCTATTGCCTACTTCCTGCATAGCCTCTAAAAACCCTGATTTTATGTATAAATAACCAACAAAAATACATGCTGCTAGAAAACCAAAAGCACCCAATAGCACAATTAGATAATTTTTATTAACTACTTCCCCTATTCCAAACACAGCTACTACCCATTTCGGAAAACTCATTAAAGAATATCCTGTGTTAAAATAGCTATACCATAAAGCTGTGTTATAAAATCTCATAATCCTTCTTGATAGTAACCTGCATCTGTTCCATCTGCTAATTTAAATAAAAAGTCTTTTGTTATATCTTCCCTTATCCCTATTGGATATGTAGCTACTGCATTATGTGGCACAAACTTATTAGTTATCTGATAAATCTCTTTGTCCTTAATCTCTGGAATATCTGGCATAGGTTTTGCTCCCATTCCTTTTCTTAATAACCAAGCTATCTTTTTCATCTCGGGTCTTAGTTCTCCCTGTTTATGTAAATCCATCATACCCAAAACTTCAGGCAGACACTCTTTAGGAAATATGTATTCATATAACTGAATTGGCCTTAATGCTCCCTGCACTCTTGTTGTTTCCTCTGCTCCTCTCTTATATGTTCCATCTTCATTAAGAATGAATTTACCATCTTTATCTCTTAGTAATGGCTGACGCTTCCAATCAAACATCTGAGTTTGCATATACATCTTCCAGAGATCTACTTGCTGTTGGATTCCTCTTGTTAATAGAATTAAATGCATTATTTGAACATAGAGAGTATCTCCTTTGCTCTCTCGTCTGCTTCTTGTTCTGGTGTCTTTTCTTCTTTCCCTGCTTCTGATTTACCACCTAAAGCCACCTTTGCTCTTAGTTCCTCTTTTCTTAAAAGTTCTTTCTCTACTTCATCATTAACAGCTCTTAGTTTATCTAAATTCTCTTGCACTTCAGAAACAGGATTTTTAACTTCTTCTGTTTTTTGGTTTCCCTCTGCTATTTCTTCTACTTTTTCTGTTAATTCTTTCTCGCTCATGTCTTAACTTCCTCAACAACTTCCTTAAGTTCTTCGGGCATCGGGTCTTCATCTGGAAACTCCTTTATTTTGTCTTCGCATATCTTAACCATGGTCTCCTGAGCTATCATATTAACTTGTGCATTAATTAACATATTCTCATAAGCCTTTAATGCTTGTTCCCAATCTTTCTTTTCTATCATTTTAAATTAAAATTAATAAAGTTTATAAAAGTTTTGTAGGCAGCCATCATTCCGCTGGTGCTTCTTCAGCAGGTGCTTCCGCTTCCTCTTTTTCTTCTTCTTGCTCCCCCTGAGTTTCTTCTTCCGCTTCCACATTATCTTCTGTCATTATTATATTTAACCCCCTTTCAACTTTATGAAATATTCCATTAACTCTGCTTTTCCTAAAGTTATGTTTTGATACTGAGCAAACTTGTATGCAATATTAACTACAAACTTACTTGTATCATATACTCCAATCGCATAACCTGCTCCGAATATAATTGTTCCTGCCATCATGATACTTAATATTAATGCAATTCTTCTCCAGTTTTTATTTTGCATTTTTCTGTAAAGGATTTGGTAGTGCCACTCCTATAGCCAATCCTATAATAGTTAGAACAAAAGTCATAAGTGTTCCATTTATACCTCTGTTCAGAGCATATAATTCTATTACGGTGAGACAAATCAAACCTACGCACAATACTCTCCAATCCACTTTCTTCTTGGCTTTTTTTTTAGTTGTCATTATTTCCTCTTATCCATCAATTCAAAAAATAACTGTTCATCTGTTGGCACTACTCTGCCTGTTCCTGTGAGAGATGCTGTATAAGCAAATCTTGCAGCATTTCTGAAGTTATTAACTCTTTCCTTTGTCTCAAAAATCTTCTGTTCTATTCTATTAACTTCATCTGTGTTTGCTTGTAATATTGGACTTGAATTTATTAGAACTTTCAATCTTCCCTCTAGTTGTGCTATTTGTTCTTCCATCTTTCTTGCTCTATCTATTGCATACTCAGAGGGCATAATTCCACTTCTTGTCTTTTCTTGGTTATTAGTTGCTTCTGTTCCTAATGATTCCAGATTTGCTATGACTGCATCTGCATTACTGCTTGGGGTTTCAATCAACCCTGCTGCATACTTTCTGGCTAATGACCCTATTATTGGAATTGATTCTATAAAACTTCCAAAACTCTCTGCTAAGGATAGCCCCTCTTTAAAACTATCATCTCTTAATGTTCTTAATGCCTGTTCTCTTACTGTTTCTGGAGTTATTGGAATACCAAAACCCTGCTCAAATTCTTGAGGTGTTAATACATTTGCTATTGCGTTCATAATAGGCCCAATAACTGGGAGCTTTCCTAAAGGACCTGATATATTTTCAGGAGATAATTCTGTTCTTGTTGGTGTTATTTCCTCAAAAGCCCCTGCTTTTTCTAAGGGTCTCATCGCACTTTCTTTTAGGCTTTCTTCTCTTACTGATTCCTCTATTGGAGTAGAACCAATAGCAGCATCTTCTGCTCTCCTCTGTTGTATTGCTTCAACATCTTGCGGCCCTAATCCTAAATAGGTCTTTCCATCTATTGTTATTCCTGAGGGCTTTCCAGTATTTACATCTACGAATGTCCCCTCTGCTGTGCTTGGTGGGGCTTTATCTTTTATTATCTTATTAGACTGTGGAGGTGCTGGTGCTGGTGGTGGTGTGCCTGATTTCTTCTTTTTCTTTGATGTTGGTGTAAATGGGTCTCTTACTGACATTCCCCCGCTTTTAGTAAATATAACTGCCATTATTCTTGTCCCACCCCGACTCTTGTGTCGCTTGGTTTAGTTGCTCCTGTTTCTTTGTCTTTCTTCTGGTCTGATAATAGTTCATTTTCAAGACTTGCTGGGAAGTCTAACTCTATCTTAATAGCTAATTGCTCCCATACCTGCTCCTCTATGTCCTTTTGGCTCTCCTCTACATTCTGCTGAAATGCCAAATAAGCTATCTTCGCTGTGGCTTCTGTGAACTCCTGTGAGCCCCCTACTATAATCTGTGGGATTCTAACTGCTTTCCAAAATTGAGAATTAAGATAATCTATCCATGGCATAGGATTCATAGTAGCATTAGGGGGCACTGTTAATATCTCAAATTCTACTGAGCCTCTTGGCACATATATGTTCTCTCCCTTTGCTACTGCATTATCCATCTGTGCTATGAACTTATCTATCTTAGTTTGGTTATCCTCATCTAGTTTAAAGAATACAACTGGCTTAATGTTCCTGTGCATCAACTTTCTCTGGTCTTCCAGTGTTTCATTAAGAGAATCAATAACCCACTTAACACTCTCTATGATGCTTGTTCCATGTATCTCATCTGCTACTCTTTGGAATGTTAAATGAAATATCTCCATAGGATTAAACTTCTTTGCTCCTTTACTTGTGCCTGTCTTTTTCCTTTGCTCATATCTCTTTATTATACCCTGTTTGTCGTATATTACAGTAATACTACTTGGGTCTAATGGCTTTAAATTAATCAAAGTTCCTGTTTTTTCATTTCTTATTATTTCAGCATAGGCATCTCCATTAATGTGGCTTATAATAATCATATTCTTTAAAATTGAATTAAAAGTATCTATGCCATTACCTCTTATATTATCTAAAATTACTTTTGAATGATTATTTGCTATATATCCTTTCCCTACAGTCCATGTTGCTTTGGCATCTATTGCTGCCTTTAACTCTGGTATTGTCTTATAATAGCCAAACCATTCTGTAAATTTAGGGTTTAGATACTCTGTTTCTTTATTGTCTGATGCTCCCTCTGTATTAAGAGCTCCTACTTGAAAGTCCTCTAAAGTATTACTCAGGTTTCCTATTGTTGTTTGGTCTGGGTTTAAGTCTGCCATTATATATCTAATACAAAAGGGATGGATAGTTTTAATTGAGTAGTATCTTCATCTTCAATTATAATAGATAAACTGCCCTGCTCTGTGTCATTTCTATCTGCTGGATCACAAGCATAACCTGCTTCGCAGTCTGCATTATTCCCAACTTTGCTCCATAATTGAACAGTCAGTCTTAATATATCTCCTTTCCTAAAATGCCATATTTTTCCTTTTAAGTCATAAGGAATTAATCTTGTGTCGCTTGATGGAGACAAAGCATCTACTGCTGTTTGTATTGTTGCCCCACTTGCCATTAATGTTTCTGTGCTTGTCTTTCCATCAACATGATATAAAAAAGTCCATAATCTGACAAAAACCTGAACTCCCCCAGACACACTTAAGCCTTGTGTTATTGAAAGCCTTGGATTTCCTCTTATTATCCTAGATTTGTTAAAAGTTACATCATAATCTAATTCGCTTCTGTTTTGCATAGGGGAGTTTGGTGTCATGGCTACTTTCTCTGTAACCTTATTTGAACATATTGTTTTATCAGTTGTCAGAAATGCCACTAGTATTCCCCCACTTGCTTCTGCTTGTGCTCCATAAAAGTTCTGAATACCTGTGCCCTCTGCAATATCAAAATAGTCATAATTAGCAGAAGCTACTGCAGGACTTGCTGGAAGAACTTTGCTAATACTTGGATTTAATGCCATTATGAATTAGTTGCTCCCATCTTTGTTTTAATCTTATCTTCCTTTAGTAGTGCTACAGCTTTTTGAAATCTGTCCATATTCATATTAACCACATCTTCTCCCTCTCCTCTTGTTGTGTAGCCTGACATATCATAAGCCACTAACATGGCAGCAGCATATCCACTCGCTGCATCTGCTAATATAGGTTTGAAACTTGCTTTAATACTTGAATAATTAGTAAGCCAATCGTATTTAGTTTCTGCACATATTCTACCCTCTGCCTCATCTGAGAACTGCTCTAATATTGCTCCACTCGCTGCTGCTAATGTGCTGACATTTGCTCCTGCCTTATAGACTATTGCCCCACTTGTGCATAATATAAAACTCATATATTTCTCCTCAATTTCTCTAAACTACTTAGTAATTTTAATAAAACTTTGATAAGTATGGCATCTTTTTCCTCTAAATCGTAATCTTTACCCAAAACATTCACTTTTTCCATGTTTTTAATAATAACAATATATACTTAAACTTTTGTCTTTTACGCACCATGCTGCTCTAATCAATCCCTCAACAATATGCGTGTATCTTCCGAAGATTCTGAGGTTTCCACTATCTGAATACTCCATCTGCACTGACTTTAGAGATTGAAAAACCTCTGGGTCATCTAATAGTTTAATCTTATGCTGCTCCATCAGGGATTTAAGGTTTGTGTATAAATCCTCTTTAAACAGAACTTTCTTTCTCGGCTTTTCTGGGTCATACTCTATGGACTTCTTTGCATTATCTATACTAATTGCCTTTCTCTTTGTTTGTGGATTATCTAAAAGTATATCAAACACACCAATACCTAAACCACCTGTGTCTATGTAGATTTTCTTGAAATGATATTTGTTATCTAGCTGAATTATGTCTAAGGCTGTCTGGGTTATTGTATTATCTATCTTGGCTATGCTCTCTATGTGCCTCAGATGATCATGGTCTCTCCTGTCTATAATCTCAAAAGTTGTTTCATCTCCCCCCTGTCTTGCTATATCTACTCCAATAAATGCAGATTCTGAAGTTATTGTTTCTGGTCTTTTAAGAGTTTGGCAACTCTTTATTAAATTATCTGGGAATAGTTGCATCAGATTATCCACAAACTCTCCTAAGTATTCTTGTTGCCACTGCAGTTTAGACATAGTTGCCTTTTCATGTTCTAGGAAGTCTTTATCTATTCTCTGACATTCAAGACTTGATATGTGAAACTTAGTATAAGCTGGGTCTTCAAAGCATCTTGCAAAATATCCCTCTCTGCCAAATGGTGTAGATAATAGAATTATAGATGCACCTTTTCTTGTTGCTAACATAGGAGTTACTGCAGACCATACTGCTTCTGGTATAAAGGCAGCTTCATCTGCTATAAGTAAATCTATAGTAAAACCTCTAATACCATAACCTGATTCTCCAGTAGGCAGGCAGTGAATAACAG